AAAACAGTTTTAACACAAACAGAAGGTGAAATGACAGAAAAGGCACTTTCAAAAAAACAACAACAGTTTTTTGGAATTGTTAGAGGGATGCAAAAAGGAGATATCCCTAAAAAAGGTAAGGCGGGAAAGGCCGCAAAAGATATGAAAAAATCCGATGTGTTAGATTTTGCAAAAACAAAACACAAAGGATTACCCAAGAAAAAAGAAACAAAAGAAAGTCAAGTTAAAAAAATTGAGGAAAACATTATGAATCTTATTGAAAAGCATATTTATAATGAGGTTTCAAAAAAAGATATTTTAAAACTTTTGAATAAAAGATAAAACTAATGAATGTCATTAACAAGGGAACAAGCGTTATTAGAATATGCGAAATGTGTAAATAATACACCTTATGCCCTTAAAACATATCTTCAAACTTATGACAACACACAATCTAAATACGTCCCATTAGAATTATTTAATGACCAAGTTACGTTAGTAACTGATTACGACACTTGTGAAGAAAATATTGCATTAAAATACAGACAAGCTGGTGTCTCAACTGTTACGTCAGCATGGGCATCAAAAAGATTAGTTTTTGCAAAAAAAGAAAAACCTGAAAAAATCCTGATTATTGCTAACAAAATGGATACTGCGGTTGAGATGGCAAATAAAGTAAGAGCCTTTGTTGATCAATGGCCAAAATGGATTGGTGTTGGGTTTTCTTCTGAAAAAAATTCACAAAGACATTTTAAATTGACTAATGGATGTGAGGTAAAAGCAGTTGCAACATCAAAAGACGCTTTACGTGGTTATACACCAACAATTCTTATTTTTGATGAGGCGGCATATATTAATGCTGACGAAGACTTTTGGTCTGCGTGTATGGCATCTTTATCAACAGGAGGTAAGGTTATTGTAATTTCAACGCCAAACGGATTTGATCCAATCTACTATTCAATTTACAGTCAGGCGGTCAAAGGTATGAACGACTTTAAAATTACTGAAATGTATTGGTTTAGAGATCCAAGATACTCTAAAGATTTAAAATTGATTAAATGTAATGATATTATTCATTACATTTTGAATAGAGGTGATTATATAGATGAAGAAATTACCATAGACTATAGTAAAATTAAAGTAAGTGAAAGAAACTTTGATGAAATAAAACAAAAAATAGAAAACGAAGGTTACAAACCATACAGTTCTTGGTTTGAGGCGATGGCCAAAAAATTAAAGTTTGATAAGAGAAAGATTTCGCAAGAGTTAGAATGTAATTTTTTAGGTTCGGGGGATAATGTTATTCCTGCAGAAACCATGAAAAAAATTAAAGATAAACACATTAAAGAACCTGAAAATAAATTTATGGGCGGATCTCTTTGGCAATGGAAAGAACCGGTTTCAGGTCACAGATATATTATGGGTGTTGACGTATCAAGAGGGGATAGTGAAGATTTTAGTACTTTATCTATTATTGATTTTGATGAAAGAGAACAAGTATTAGAATATATTGGTAAAGTTCCTCCTGATATTTTGGCAGAAATCGCTTTTAAATGGGCAACTATGTATAATGCATTTATTGTTACTGATATTACAGGTGGTATGGGGGTATCTACATCAAGAAAACTACAAGAACTTGGTTACAAAAATTTATATGTAGACGGTGTAAATCCTGCAGATAAATGGAAGTGGGACCCTAAAAACCAAGATAAAATTCCAGGAATTAACTTTAACTCAAAAAGGGTTTTAATAATCCAATCATTTGAAGAAGCGTTAAGGTTTGATTTCGCAATGAGGTCACAAAGACTTTATAACGAATTGAACACGTTTGTGTATGTAAACGGTAGACCTGACCACCAAAAAGGTCAACATGATGATTTAATAATGGCATTTGCTATGGCGATTTATGTTGGTGAAACTTCATTTGCTCAGTTAGAAAAAGCGACAGAACAAGCAAAGGCAATGCTAGAATCATGGTCAACTGAAAAAACACAGTATAAAGACTCATCAATGAATTTTAATCCTGGGTTACCTGTAAACCCATCAGATAGAATGACAATGAATAGAAACACTTTATCACAAAGTGATTATCAAAAGTATTTATGGTTATTCGGAGGAAGAAGAGTTTAGTTTTTATTCTCTGATGTTATTTTTTTTAAAAAAAGATTATGGCAGAACAAAAATATACAGTTTGGCAAAGATTAGGTCGAGTTTTTGGACCTAACTCAACATTAGACCAACAAGCACCAGTTTTTAAGTTTGACAAAAAAGAATTACTTAAAACAACAAATAAGTCTGAATTTGAAACAGAAAAATTACAAGCACAACAAAGTATGTACATTGGTAAACAATGGCAAAAGGTTGAAAGTAATTTATATCAACAGGCGGTTTACTACGAACCGACAAGGATCGCTTCTTATTATGACTATGAATCAATGGAATACACTCCTGAAATTTCGGCGGCTCTTGACATTTATTCTGAAGAATCCACAACACCTGATAAAGATGGATATATATTAAAAATTTATTCAGAGTCTAAAAGAATTAAAACGGTATTGGCCGATCTATTTAATAATAGATTAGATATTAACACAAATTTACCTATGTGGACAAGAAATACTTGTAAGTACGGGGATAATTTTGTTTATTTAAAACTTGATCCTGAAAGAGGAATTGTAGGGTGTCAACAATTACCAAACATTCAAGTAGAAAGATTGGAAAGAGGTATGAAAATAAATTCCTCAACATATGGTAAAGAAACAGAAAACGAGTCTTTAAAGTTTACTTGGAAAGAAAAAAACATGGAGTTTAATACTTGGGAAATTGGTCATTTTAGAATTTTAGGTGACGATAGAAAATTACCTTATGGTACTTCTATGTTAGAAAAGGCAAGACGTATATGGAAACAATTACTACTTTGTGAAGATGCAATGTTAATTTATAGAGTTTCAAGAGCACCTGAAAGAAGAGTATTTAAAGTATTTGTTGGTAACATGGATGATAAGGATGTGGATGCATATGTACAAAGGGTTGCATCTAAATTTAAAAGAGATCAAATAGCCGACCCACAAACAGGAAATGTTGATATGAGATATAACCAATTGGCGGTTGATCAAGATTACTTCATTCCTGTTAGGGACCCTGCGGCTACCATGCCTATTGAAACATTGGCCGGCGCAGCAAACTTAGCAGAAATTGCAGATATTGAATATATTCAGAAAAAATTAGTAACCGCACTTAGAATACCTAAAGCGTATTTAGGGTTTGAGGAAGCGGTTGGTGACGGTAAAAACCTTTCGTTACTTGATATTAGATTTGCAAGAACTATTAATAGAATACAAAAATCAATGATATCCGAATTAAATAAAATAGCAATCATACATTTATTTTTATTAGGATTTGAAGATGAGTTGACGAACTTTACTTTAGGATTAAACAACCCATCTAAACAAGCAGATTTATTAGGTGTTGAGGTTTGGAAAGAAAAAATAACATTGTATAAAGATGCTGTTGCGGAAATACCAAATTCAGTAGCACCTGTTTCGGCATCATGGGCTAAAAAACACATTTTAGGGTTTTCTGATGAAGAAATAAGGTTAGATTTACAACAACAAAGAATTGAAAGAGCTGTCTCAGGTGAATTAGCTAAAACCGCCGAAATTATATCAAAAACAGGTCTTTTTGATAATATTGATAACCTATATAAACCTAAAAGTGGTGCCACATTTACTATGGGTACAGGAGGGTCAACGGACACTAGTGGAGGCGCTGCTTCAGATACATCGTCTTCACCTGACATGGGTGGTGGTTCTATGGACATAGGGTCTGAACCACCGGCAGGAGGATCTGAACCACCCGCGTCTGAACCTACATTACCTGAAAGATTCAAAAAAGATGATTTAAATTTAATAGTAGAAGAAACACTTTTTAATGGTGTAGATTACATGGATTTATCAAAAGGAAGAAATTCGTTGGTCGAAATTAATAACAAACTGAAAGATTTGATTGATAAGTGATATTTATAAATAAAAAATTCTATGAGCACTTTCGGATCAATTAAAACAAAAATAGAAAACACAGCAATTACGTTGGCAAAAAAACCTGAGTTTAAAAGGTTTATGTTTGAATTTAAACATATAGTTTTAGAAAATAAGGACTTATCCGAATTATATTTTATATATGACGACTTATCAAAAAACAAAGGATTACCAAAAGAAATTTCAAATGATTATATTAATGAGGCAATTGAATATTCTCAAATATTAATAGAAAGCCAAACTAAACGTTTGAGACATTTGAGTCATTGGATTAATTCTTGGAATAAGGTAACTTCGAATAATTACTACGACATAGATAATGTAATTTATAAAAAAGGTATCAAAAATTTAGAAAGTATTTTAGAATCTAAAAAAAATATTAAAAATATAATCACAAAAGAAGAGACTAGAAAAGATATAACTGAATATGTAAACATACCTATATCATCTATGGTAAAAATAGCTAACGATAATCTAAAAAATGAACTAACCGGTTTGAATGAAAACGAAAAGAAAGAATTAGAAAGTATTTTATCTATAAATTTTGAAGAAATGAAAAAAGAATTTAAATCACTAAAAGAGGAGGTTATAAAAAAATTAAAATCAACTTTAAATGAATCTAGTGAAAAAGGGGTTGACGAGTCAATTAATAAAACAATTCAAAAAATAGTAGAAGCTAAATGTAACTATTATGATTACTATAAATTAAAAAAATTAAATGTTGGTTTATGAAATTTTTAAAGTCATTACTTGGTTCTGGTAATCAAACACTATCGTCTAAAAGATTTACGGGAATACTTTGCGTATTATCATTGATTGTTGCATTATTTGTAAGTTTATTTTCTGCGGGTAAACTTTGTCCTAATGAAACATTAGTTGATTCCATTGCGTTATTAGCATTTGGGTCTTTAGGTCTAACTTCAACTGAAGTAATTTTTGGTAAAAAATACGAAGATAAAAATAAAAACGATCAAGAACTTAATTGATTTTTTTGTTTGTATTTTGCTTTTTGAATTTGTGATCTTCTTTTTACTGAAGGTTTTTTATATTCTTGTCTTTCCTGTAGTTTTTGTATTTGTTTTGTTTTGTATATTTTAAACTTATACACCTTCAGAGCTTGCTCAATTGATTTTTCATTTTTTACAGGAATTATAATCATATTTTTTTTGGTTTTGATATATAAATAGTAAGATATTTTTTAATTTTTGACAACAGTTTGTTTTTTTATTATTATTACAAAAAATAAACTTGTAAGTTATGAGAAATGAAAAAAGGAAAAACATCAAAATTAAATATTTTTGATGACGCAAAATGTTATTATGGTACAGTAGATTCTAAAGAATTAAAATCCGTTTATTTAGTATTGCAAACTTGGATAGAACCATTAAATGAAGATGAAAATTGGAACAAGATAACAGGTACGATAAAAAGAAAAATATCACACACGCTTATAGAAGTAATAGAAACCTCAACATTTGAAAGAAAACAAATAGTAGATTTAGATTTAAGAACAAGTGGAATACAAAAAAATAAAAAAAGTTTTTTAAATTTAGAAATAACAATTTTCGTTCACGATAAAACAATAGATTTTAAATCACTAATATTACGTTCTAAAATAAAAAAAATAATATCATCAGTTTATTATGATG